TTTGGGTTGGTTAAACATATCTAAGTAGTCACTATAATTTAGATGTGGTGATTGGTATAGATTAGCCATATTACTACTTTTTAAGTATTTAGAACAAATTTGGCATACGGAATCCTTCTCATATCTGAAAGTTCTTCTTTTTGAACTTCATACATCTGTCCTATAACTTCATTCCAGGTATAATTTCTATGAAGTTTCCAATGGAAGTTGTATCCATTGAAACCCGAAGCATATACATCTTTTATTAAAACCAATGGATGTTGGTCATATTTTATTCCAGGTGTTTTTGCAATATAAACAAAGGTGTATAGTTTTCCCGGAAAAGGAATGAATCCACTTGGATCAAGTGTTTCCATTATTTTCATCATTAAATCATCAGGATCTTCCTTTCCTATCAAATCATTTACAATATTTCTAACTCTGTTACTGGAATCATCAGTAGGTCTTTTTTTCCTAGAATCTTTTCTTATATTTTCTTCATACACATTAGATCCTACTGGAAGATTAGGATCACTACTGTAAGTTACTTCACCAGTTTCGGATCTATAAAAATATTTTTTACCAACTCTTCCACCGCGTTTTATTGGCATTTTTATTTTATACCCAGTTCATCTTCTGTGAAAATTTTGAATTCATATCCACGATCCAGACACCATTCTTTTGCAGCTTTCCACTTTGCCTGATTTCTTGCATACTCTTTAACTTCGTAAATATATCCTTTAGTCTTTCTTTTTGGTCTTATTGGTTCAATACATTGTTTTTTTGGTTTTACCTCAATTATCATTTTTTTAATCACACCACTAGATTCTTTTACTTTGATGTAAAAGTCTGGAAAGTAACGATGAATTCTATTATCTAACGGTGAACGATACGGGAGTATGATTTCTTCGCTTGACCACTCTAAAATATTTTCATTTTTATCACAATAGACCATAAATTTTCTCTCCCACAAAGATCTATAAACGATGTTCGTAGGATTTCCTTTATATTTTTTTGGAAATGAAGGTTGATATTTTCCTTTATACGCCATCTAAATAGTTAATAATATAAGCAAGTTCTATAGCATATTTATAAATGGCTTCCGTTGTTCAAAATATTAAGAATCATTTTGGTACCCTTAAAGACTTATCTCTCAATAACCAATATCAAGTAAATATTTCTGGACTAAGTGGATTTTTATCTAAGTATTTGGAAACCGATTACGGTTTAGATGCAGATTGGATATCTAATAATTTGGGAATATTGTGTTCTGATGCAACTTTGCCGACAAGTTCTTTTGCTACTGCAGAAGTAAAGGATAATTTTCAGGGAATAAATCAACAGTTTGCACATACAAAATTATATGTTGATTCTGATTTCACTTTTTATATTGATAGTAATTATAAAGTAATTAGATTTTTTGAGGGGTGGATGTCATATATTTCTGGAGATAATATAACTGATATAAGTCAAAGTAGATTTAATAGAAATTATACTAGAAGATTTAATTATCCTCAAAATGACTTCTATTCAAATGGATATAAAATAGATTCTTTAACAATAACTAAATTTGAAAGGAGTCTCAATAACAGTCAACTTACCTATAAATTTATAAATGCATTCCCAAAATCAATGACATCAATCCCCGTTCAATATGGAAATGCAGATATATTAAGAGTTACAGTTTCATTTGCATATGATAGATATATTTTAGAAAATCCTAGAGGAACAAATAAAGCAAATAAATAATCACGATTGAAATTATAATGGGTTAACATATGCCTTTACCAAAAATTTCCACACCATTGTATGAGTTGGAATTACCTTCTAATGGGAAGAAAATTAGATATCGTCCCTTTCTTGTAAAAGAAGAAAAAATTCTTATTATGGCACTTGAATCTGAGGATTCAAAGGAAATATCTAGAGCAATAAAAAATGTAATTACTGATTGCATTAGTACTAGAGGAATTAAAGTAGATAACTTATCTACATTTGATATTGAATATTTGTTTTTAAATATTCGTGCAAAATCCGTTGGAGAAACTGTAGAAGTTTTTGTAACTTGTCCTGATGATGAAGAAACCAAAGTTAAAGTTGAAATTGAAATTGATGAAATAAAAGTTCAAAAAAATAAAAATCATTCGGCTATTATTAAACTTGATGATGATTTATCAATCCAAATGAAGTATCCTTCATTAAATCAATTTGTAGAAAATAATTTTGAAATTGATGATGATAAAACTAATGTTGATAAATCTTTAGATGTCATTATTTCTTGTATTGATCAAATTTTCAATGAAGAAGAGTCTTGGTCAGCATCTGATAGTACTAAAAAAGAACTTAAAGATTTTGTTGAGCAAATGAATAGTAAGCAATTCAAAGAAGTTGAAAACTTTTTTGAAACTATGCCTAAATTATCTCATACCATTAAAGTAAAGAATCCAAATACTGGTGTAGAGTCTGATGTTGTAATTGAAGGGCTAGCAAGTTTTTTCAGTTAGCGCTGTCTCATGAAAGTTTGGAAAATTATTATAAAACAAACTTTGCCTTGATTCAGCATCATAAATACTCATTAACAGAGCTAGAAAATATGATTCCTTGGGAAAGGGATATTTATATTTCTCTACTTCAACAATNTATTGAAGAAGAAAATCTAAAGCAGCANCAGCGCAGTGGCATTTAGTAGTCAATTATTTAAAGCACCATCTTTATCGAATAAACCAAAGTTGAGGAAGAAAACCGTTTCTTCCTCAATATTTGGTNGCGCTTCTAAAACTATTGGATCATCTACCACTATAAAAATCCCAAAAGGTATGGGNTATAGGAGTAGTACTGCATCAACTGTTGACCCAAAATATTTGGCACCTAAAAGTACACCAATTGAACAGACATTATCAGAAACAAATAATATTCTGGTAGAAATACAGAATCAATTATCGGCAGATTTTGCGTATAGAATTTCTCAAGAAAAAGAACTAATTAGAAGAATAAGAAGAGATACTAGTAAGCAGAAAAAGGCAGAAGCAGAAAAAAATATTGAAGATAATAAAAAACTTGGTGGAACTATTAAGAGTCTTTCCAATAAAGTATTATCACCTGCTATTAGTTTAATTGATAGGATAAAAAATTTTTTTGGAGCACTTATCCAAGGATTTATCGTAGATAAGTTTTTGGTATGGTTTTCTAAAAAAGAAAATCAAAAAAAAGTTGAAAAGGTATTTAATTTTATAGGAAAAAATTGGAAAGTAATTTTAGGTATTATTGGTGGAGTAGTAATTGGTAGAGTAGTTTATAAAATTTTAAGGATATTTAGAGCACTTCGTGGTGCTGCCAGATTTCTTAGAACAGGTAAGTTTAATAAACCACAACCTGGTGGTGATGGTGGAGGAAGACGAAGAGGTGGAATATTCAAAAATACTGAGGGTCAAAGAAGAGGAGTAACTATTGGAAAAGAGACTCAATCTAGAGTTGTTCCTGGTAGATATAATGCTGCCGGTGGTGCAGTAAGAGAAAACGTAGAAGTTATAACAAGACAAAAAAGTTTAATTAGTAGAACACTTCAGGGCGTAGATGTTAATGCGAAAAAAATAGGCAGAAATGTCATAAAGTCTTTGGGTATGGGTCCTGGACAGAAAACCTTACAGAGATCAATACTTAAAGCAGTTAGACCAATTTTAAAAAGAATTCCTTTTCTTGGTGCAATATTAGATTTTGCTCTTTCTGTTGCTTTAGGAGAAGATCCTGGCAGAGCGGCATTTGGAGCAATTGGAGCCGGTTTAATTGGAGCAATGGGAACGTTCCTTGGAGGTCCTATAGGAACATTCTTTGGCGGTATAGTAGGTGATTGGGCAGGACGATCACTTTATGATTTATTCTTCAAAAATAAAGGAGAAGATCCTGATAGTAAGAAACTTCAAAATAATGCCATAGGATTTAATAAAGGTGGAATTGTAACCGGTAAGGATGTTGGTAATAGAGATAGTGTTCTAACAAATCTTACTGTTGGTGAAATGGTTTTATCACGACCATTTATGAAGAGTTCTTTGGCACCATTCACACTTGATGCATATTATAATGGTGGAGAATTAATTAATGCCCTAAAAGGTGCCACGGAAGAAATTTTTGAAAGTAGTAATTCTTTTATAAAGATAAACAAAGATTTTAAAGAAATCCTTGATAATAGAGATATTAGTTCTTCAAATACTACCTCCCCTGCCACGAGTACCCCTCCTCCTATCGAGCCTTCCCCTTCCACCGATTCCCCCACTTCTGCGCAATTATCACCAATTCCTATTTCACCACAAATTCCTCCTGGGGGTCAGGGTAGTTCAGTTGGCGGAACTGACATAACAGTTTTGCCACCAATTGAGGATGGTGGTGGAATTACTCTTACTTCTGCTCCCCAGGGTGGAAACTCCATTCAACTATTAGATGCAGTTGATGAAAATAATGATTATGTTTATTATATGATTGAACAGTTAGGATTGGTGGGGGTATAATAAATGGAAATTAAACAAGTAGAAAATTTAAAATTAAATGTAACTAATATAAAAAGTAGTCTTATAGAATCAAATAAAGAACTAATAAAATTAAACAAAGAAAGAATTTCTTTGTTTAATAGGCAAGAAAAAAGACAAACTAGAAAAAATGCAGAATCAAAAATTGAAAGTCCTATAAAATCGGCATTTTCTAAGATTAAAAATCTTTCTAGACCAATAATTTCAAAATCAATGGGATTTTTTGGTAGAATTGTAAATTTCTTTGGTGCAATATTGCTTGGATATGCTGCTGATAATTTACCTGCCATTATAAAAAAATTAACTGAAATTTATGAAACAACAAAACCAATATGGAAAGGAGTACTAGAAACTTTAAAAATTGTTGGTAAAGGAATTATATTTGCATTTGATGGATTAATTACATTCTTTGACTCAGATACAGCAGAAACTAATTTGAAAAAGGCACAGAATGAATTGGAAGCACTTGATAAAGAAATTGATATTAATGAATTTGATTTTACAACCGTTCCAACACAAAATACTTCTATTACTGAAATCGAAATAAATCAAGTTCAGCCAGCACCTCAAGAACCAAATAATATAAAAATATCAATTCCGACTACTCAAAAAACTAGATATAATTCTAAATCGATAAAGGGAATGAATAGAGGTGGTATTGTAAGAAAGAATCATAGCAAACCATCGAAACCTTCTTCGACGATAGCAAAAAATAATCCTATAAGACTTTTTCCACAGGCATCAAATTCTTTTGCATATTCGATAAATTTATATAAAAAAAATGTCGAAAAATTTAAGGATACTGTGGGTGGGATTGGTAATATGTTATCTGGAGGGCAAAGAGGAAATGTATCATCGCGCCTTTCTAGTTTGAATATTGGTTCTGGAGGTGGGTTATTAAAAAATTTATCGGAGGAAGATTGGAACCATCTTGGTTATATTGTTAGTGGAGAAGCAGAAAGAGGAACTGATGATGAATATGGTGTTGTAGCATCAGTGTTAAATCGTGTTGCTTCAACTGAATGGCCAAATACCATTGAAGGTGTTATATATCAGAGTGACCAATATGAAGCGATAACTAAAGGCATTGCTTCTCATGATCCAGAATTAGTTGAACAATTAAAATCTGAAGAAGGTCAGGCAAAAATTATTGAAGCTCTGAAGAAGTTAAAAGGTAGAACTAATTTTAAAGGGACATCTATGTATCATAATTATGTTCCTAGTGAAGATATTAAATTTTCTGCTAGAGGAAACTTTTATCACTATTCTTGGCAGACCGGAAAAAATTCCAAAAAACCAACAGGATTTAAAGACGTAAATTTTCAAAAATTTATTAAAAAGGATAATGTCATATCCCCATTATCAAGTAATAGTTCTCAAAATCAAACGTTTATCCTTATGCCTATAGTAAAAGATCGCCCTGTTCCTGTTCCTGTACTATTAAATAATAGTGATAATGGAACATCTTCTTTTACAGATAACTTTAGAAGAATGCAATCACTCACTAATAGAATACCATAATGGCATTAACAGGATTCAAATATTCAAAATTTACTTTTGTTTCTGCTGATATGCAGAAAAGCATTGATGTACTTAATTCTTCGGGAAGAATTTCAGTATCTAATTTTAGTTACTATGAAAATATATTGTCTCCTCATATTACAGGATCTGCATTAATAACAAGTTCGTCTGAAGTTATATCTTCTAATGATAGGCAGCAAAGATTTGAATCACTATCATCAGGTCTTCCCCTTTCAGTCGGATCTCAACTTTTAGTAAAAATTACTACAGAGTCTTCAAATTCACAACCACTTCTCGATTTTTCATCATCAATTAATCCTTATAAACAACTTTACATTACTAATATAGTACAAGTATCAAAAGATTCTACAAAAGAAGTTATTGCAATTCGATTTGCATCGAGAACAGCACATTTAAACGAAACTACTAGAGTTACTAGAAGATATACTTCTAAAATAACAGATTCCGTAAAAACGATACTACAAAAAGAATTAGAAATTGATGATGAATACATTACTATAGATGATTCTAGCAATTCATATTCATTTATAGGAATGAATAGAAGACCTTTAGATATAATCATAAATCTTTGCAATAAAACAATCCCACCGCAGCAAACTAATCCTGGATATTTTTGTTTTGAGACCAAAAGCGGATTTAAATATATTTCAGCAGATAAGATTATAAATTCGACACCATTTCCAAAAAAATATAAATTTAATGGACAAAATGTCTCTACATTTGAGTTAAAGAATACTTCTAATCTCTATAAATTGGCATCATTTTCAAATCTTAAAGATCAAGATTTGTTATCGCAAATTCGTTCAGGTGTCTATGCGACAAAAAATTGTTTCTTCAATCCAGCCACAAACGGATTTACCGAAATAGATATGTCTGTAATTGATAATAATAAATTTTCATCACTAGCACAAAGACCCGAAACACCAAATATTATTCAAGAAAGAAATAAAAAATATCATAGAGTACAATCTTGTATTTTTGATTGTGGTGCAGAAAGTAATAGTCCTGAAATTAATAACAGTCCAGAATTATATTATGCGGCTACTAGTGCAAGATATAATATATTATTCTCACAAATTTATTCTGCTACTATTATGGGTAATAGTTTACTTGAAGCAGGAAATGTTTTAGATATTGAAATGGAATCATCATCTAATAAAAAGGAACAAGGTCCAGATGAAAGGAGAAGTGGTAGATATATAATTCATGCACTTCGGCATTATTTTGATAATGGCATATTTACTACTCATTTGAAGTTGATTCGTGATTCTTATGGACTTCACTTTACTAGAAACGATTAATGAAATTCTCAAATAGCGGTATAAAATATCTTGGTTCAGATAACAATCGATGGATTGGTATAATTGCATCAAATGATTCGCAAAAGAAGCAAATAGAAGGTACTGGCGGATTTGGAATACGAAGAAAAGTTAGAGTCATGGGATGTCACCCCATGGATGAAACTGTTCCTGATTCGGAATTGGCATATGCTTGGGTCGATTCTGGTTTATATGGAACGGGAGCGGCAAATTGCCATATTACATGTTCTTTAACACAAGGTGATGTTGTACATGGAATTTATTGGGATGGTTCAAATAAACAGGAATTGTTTATTTTAGGTACTTTTGGTAGAACTTCTGGTACTAGATTTGGTTCTGGAGTATTTGAATCAAAAAATGGATTTTATGGCGAATTGCAACCATGTAAATTACTTGGAAATCATCAAACTAATGAAGATGCGAACCCAGTGTGTGCCAACAGAGGAGGTACCCCTGGAGGAAAGGTAAAATCANCTCCACCATTAGATGCCTTAAATTCTGCTGGTATTTAATAATAAATAAAAATAAAAGTATTTTAAGATGAGTTGTTCTGCAATAAGTCCGATATCGGGAACAGTATGCGTAAAACCAAATCCTTGCGAAGATGGATTGTCTGGAAGTTTTGCCAGAATGGAAGCAGAGCTTGATAATTTTTTTAACAAGATTACCAATATTGGTAATAATGTTATGAATTTGGATAAGGAATTAAAGAGAATTGTTGATATTTTATCTTTAAATTCTAGGGGATTAATTAATAGTATATTGGGAAGTTTGCAAGATAAATTATCTGAACTGATATCTGGTGGAATAAAAAACTTACAATCATTTTTATTAAATGAAGGACTAGGAGTTCCTAAGATAATTGAAAAAATTTTACCTCTTTCAGATAAAGAAGGCAATGGTTTTATTAAAAATTTAATTAAGGGCATACATTGTCTTGCTGCAAAACTTTCAAAAGCGACTTTTAATGTTTTTGAAGATTTAATTAAAGAATCTGTTAAAAATGTTTTGAATGCAGGTTCTTGCGTTTTTGAACAATTAATGAGTGCATTCACTAGTAAATTGAATGAATTGATAGATACATTTGTTTCCCCTCTTCTTGATCCAATAAAAAATATTCTTGGCAAATTTTTTGATTTCAATTTACAAAGTTTTTTGAAACAAGGATTTCAAATTATTAGAAAGATACAAAATTTACTTGAATGTGATGAGTCAAAAATTTGTCCTGCATCAACAAAATATATTTTAGATAAGGGTGATGAAAAATCAAATGACAGTGATCAAAAAACAAGTTCCATTCAAAGAATTTTTGAAGGTGCTGCTAAACCAAAACCATTGTCTGCTGCAGTAGGCAATTTGGCATCTGATTTTCAAAGGGATTATGGAAATTGGAGTATTTTTGGATCCCCATTAAGCGAAGCTTCTGATATTGGACCATGTAAATTTGGTAACTTTACAAGATGTGGGTCGCCTAAGGTAGAATTTTTTGGTGGTGGTGGTTCTGGTGCAGCAGGAAATGTTATTCTTGGCGGAATTGTAGATAAATTTGATACAGAAGATTTACTTGGCACTGCCGAACAATTTGTTGGTAATGTTAAAAGAGTTGGTGGAGTTGTGGGAGTAGAAATTACTTCTCCTGGAAGTGGTTATAAGAATGCACCATTAATATCATTTAAAGATAGTTGTAATAGTGGTAGAGGTGCATTTGGTAGAGCAATAATAGAAACAAATCCAAAATCTCCAAATTATGGAAAAGTCACTGGTGTTATAATCTCAAATTCTGGAGAAAATTATCCTGCGGATATTGAAGAAGATGTTCTTTATATAAAAGACATACTGATTGAAGATCCGGGAGAAAATTATGATGATAATGATACTATTGAAGGGTTAGATCTTACTATAAGTGGTGGTAAGATTTTAAAAGCAACTCCTCAAAATTTTGGGTATAATGGATTACCTAACCTAAATATCAATAGTAATACTGGATATGGAGCTATATTGAGACCTGTTATGTCTATTGTTCCACCACAAATAGAAGTAATCAAAGTAATTGATTGTGTGAGGTCATAAATGTCGTATGCAAACTATGGGGCAGCAAAAAGTATATCTTTAGGTCCCAAATTATTTCTTGGTACTGGATATCCTACTATTGGTCTATCCGGAAAAGAATCCTTTACATTGCAATCAACCACCACTAATGATATAAAATTCTTTTTAGGATTATCAGAAAATGGAATGACTAAAATTGACGCTGAAAGTCAATTGCAAATTACTTGTGGTCATCATCATACTTTTTCAAGTGATCAAACTGCATTTCAGTTTGATGCCGAAAATGGAGATTTTGCAGTAGACATTAAAAATGGTCACATGTCATTACATGCAAAAACAATTACATTAGACGCTCCGGAAAAGATAGTTATTAAATGTCCGAAGGAAATTATAATTGGTGATCCAGAAAATCCTGATGGATGTACGACTATTAGATTAAATTCACAGGAAGTTGATATGAATCCAATAATAGGAGCTATAGCAGAACTCTTGGGGATAGATATTCAAAGTCAATGTATAAAAGGAACATTTATTGATTTTAATCAAAAATGAGCAATCTTTCTACCTACTTTCCAAAAATAAATGATTTTAATCAAGGCGGTGATTCCGTATTTGAAAATATCTATATTTGGGGAAAATCGTATTTTGATGATAATATAACCATAGGTCATGAAGCATTATTTTTAGATGAAGTAGAATTTAAAGATGATGTAACATTTTTAAATATATTAGTTAATAATAGATTAGATGTAGGTTTTGGCAAAACAATTCTTACAGTCGATACTTCTTTAGAGAAAGTTGGTATATTTCAACCAGAACCAATTCAACCAATTCACATTAAGTCTATTGGTTCAAATAATCTGGATATAGTCGTAACTGGTTTGGGTACAATTGGTATTGGTACCACAAATCCAGGCAATTTTAATTTAGCTCCAATTGCCAGAGAGGCATTTTTAACATTAGGAAATGGGGATACATATTCCTTTACTGCTAATGATAAAGTAACGCAGGATGATAATACTGTAGTTGGTTTTGTAAAATATGAAACAAATAATGTTGGATTTGTTACCCTGAATAATGTTGTTGGGACATTTTCGACATATCAGGATGGAACTTTTGGATTAGGCGAACTTAAAGTTGATGGTGTTGGTATTGGAAAAACGCCTTTAGAAGCAAATCATTATGAAGGCGAACCTATTGAACAAGGTCCACTGAGATTAGATATTGATGGTAGTGTATCCATTGGTAGAAACATTTATGACTCTGCAGGTTCTCCTGGACCGAATGGTGCATTTTTAAATCGTGATGAAAGAGGAATTCGTTGGGTAACTTTTGAACCAGCATTCTCAGAAGGTATTTTTGTTCAAGATGAAGGCGTTTATATATCAAATGATCCTTTAAATCCAACAGTTGGTGCAGCACAATCATTTACAGCAATAAATTTCAGACAAATTAATAGTGCTGGTTTAGGTAGTGATACTTTAAAACCTATTGCTGATGTAGGAAATCCAAATGAGATTGTGAGAGTACAAACTCAGGATTTGTGGGGATATCGTGAGATTGAAGCTGGACTATCTACAGTATCGATCTATAGAATGAGTCGGGTTGGTATAGGTAGTTCTGCACCATACCATCGCCTTCAAGTTGGAGCATCTGGTACTAATTTTGTTGTTACAGATACTGGATTAGTAGGTATTGGATCAACTTCTCCACAGGCAACTCTTAATGTCAATGGAACTGCAATTGTAACTGGGGTTTCTACATTTCAGAGTGATGTTGTTGCATCTTCCACATTAACCGTTGGTGATGCTACTAATATTACTAATGGAGCACCAGCAGATGAAGGTGTTCTTTCAGTTTATGGAACTGGAAAGAATGCTCTAATCATTCAGACAGACGATAATACTGATAGTCGTGGTATTGCGTTCAGAAATAAAGGTGATGCATATATTGGTTATATCTCCATAGAACAAAATACTGGTAATCTTGGAGATATGGTCTTTGGNGTTAGTGATGCAACAGAGGCTGATGTTAATGATGTAGAGGAAAGACTTAGAATTACTAAAGATGGTGAGGTTGGTATTGGATCAACTTCTCCAATAGCAATTCTTGATGTTAATGGACAAACTGAACTTGATGACTTAAATGTTTCTGGTGTCACTACATCAGGAACTCTTGCAGTAGTTGGTCTTACTACAACTAAGAATCTTACAGTACATGGTCTCAGTCAAACTGAAAACCTAATGGTATCTGGAGTGTCTACATTTATAGGCATTTCTACTTTTGGTATTGTTGGAATAGGTACAGATGATCCTATTATTAGAGTAAATTCTAGAGTCACTGCCTCATTAATTGCTGCAGAAACTGAAACAATTAATTTAGATGCATCCGAACTGATTACTGGGCAGGCAATTATTCCAATAGATGATATTATTGATGAAGGTACAGAAATTGAAAGTATTGGTATAAATGGTCTTGAAATAACTTTAAATAAACCAACACTTAATACAGAGCAAGTAACAAATCAATTATTAGAATTTGCCGTAAATAGAGGAACAATTTTAACTGTTTCTGGAAATTCTGATTTTCAAGGAATAACAACATTTTTTGATGATGCAAATTTTAAAGATGATATAAATGTTGATGGTATCGCAAAATTTAATAATGTTGAAGAATCGACCAATAAAACAACTGGTTCTGTTGTAATTGCGGGTGGAGTTGGAATTGCAAAGACTTTAAACGTAGGAAAAAAAGTATTAATTGAAGAAGCCTCAGAGGCAACTAGTTCTGACACAGGAGCTTTGATTGTATCTGGTGGTATTGGAATTGCAAAATCTTCTACTTTTGGAAGTCATGTAAAGACAGTAGGTAATTTGGGTATTACCTCAACAT